GAGACGCTGTCACCGACCACGACAAACGGCGATGGCGAGCTGATCGATGTCATGTCACCCGGCCAGATCGCCTATCTGCAGAATGCCGGCGATGTTGAATTTCCGACGGTGCCAGCCAGTCAGGGCTTTGTCGAGTTCAAGCGCAGCCAGATTCAGGCTGTCGCCACGGCATATGGGGTCACGTATGAGATGATCTCTGGTGATGTCAGCCAGGCAAATTACAGCTCGTCCCGTGCGGGCTTTCTGATTGCAATGCGGTCGGTCAAGAAACTGCAGCAGGTGGTGATCCGACAATTCAGCCAACCGGTCTGGGACCGCATGCTGGAAACGCTCGAGGCGCTCGGCAAGATCCCGGTCGGCACCAGCCGTGAGGTTGACTGGCAAACGCCGCCGATGCCGAGCGTTGATCCGACCAAGGATGTTATCGCCGATCAGCGGGCGGTGCGATCCGGGTTCAAGTCATTGCGTATGGTCGCCGCCGAGCGGGGGCAGAACCTTGACGATATGCTGCGCGAGATCGCCGAGGACAACAGGCTGATGGATACTCTCGGTATCGTGCTCGACACCGATCCACGCAAGGTCACCCTGTCGGGTGTCGATCAGTTTGCCGATCCGCGCGAGGATACCGCGCCGGAAAACAATACCGCCCAGCAACAAAAGCTGCCGAAAGACTGAGGTTTCAAACATGCCAGAGAAGAATGCCAACCGGCTGGTCGACCAGCCGGCGCAATGTCGTGCGCTGAACATCCGCTCCAAAAGCCTGAATGAAGAGGCCCGCACGGTCGAGGCGGTGATTTCAACAGGTGTTGAGGTCGCCCGCTTCGACTGGTGCCGCGGTGAAGAGTTCTTGGAGAAGCTGGGCATGGAGCCCGGTCAGATCCGGATGGAACGCCTCGAGGGTGCGCCGGTCATCGACAGCCACGCAACATGGCGCAGCGTTGATGATGTGCTCGGCAAGGTTATGAACGCGCGGCTCGAAAACGGTCAGCTGATCGGGACGCTCTACTTTACCGAGGGAGATGCCCGCGCTGACAAGGTGCTGAACCAGATTCGGCGTGGCGTGATCAGCAAGGTGTCGGTCGGCTACGAGGTTCACAGCTGGGCCGATGGCGGCGAGCAGGACGGCATGCGGATCCTGATCGCAGATGATTGGGAGCCGTTCGAGGTCAGCACGGTGTCCGTCCCGGCCGATCCCGGCGCTGTCATTCGATCGCATCCTGATCGCCGGCCATCACAGGCCCGGATCCCCGAACAAGTATTCAAGAAGTTTTCCCCGAGCTCGGCCAAATCCGGTCGGGACGCCACTGGCAATTCAGGAGGTTTACCCATGCCAGATAAAAACCCAGCCGGCGGCAAGAGCCGGATGCAAGACCAGGACGATGAGCGCCTTAACGATCTGACCGATGAGGAAGAGCGTGAGGAAGAACAGGAGGATGATCGCGCCGACGATCAGGTTGACAGCGAGGAAGAACGGTCCGCTCGACCCGTTCGCCGGCGCGGGAAGCAACAGTCGGTTGCCGATATCCTCAAAGAAGAACGCCAGCGGCAGGCCGATATCCGGACTGCAGCCAAAAGCCTCGGCCTCGACCCTGAAAGCGATTACATCCGAGCGATGCTCGACAACGGGGTGAAGACCGATCGCGCTCGCGCACGGCTGATTGATGAGCGAGCACGGGTTGATGCCGAGCGACCGGTTAATCCGACCACTCCTGCCCGCGCTCGCCAGTCCGGTAACGAAAAGGCCAATATGCTTGGCCGCATGCTTCTGGCTTCCGCCGGCGCGGCGCAAGCGCGAATGCCTGCCCATCAGTATGCAAAAGATATTCGTGGCGACCAGGCCGTTGCGGATCAGTTCCAGCGCAATCTGATGAACACGACCAGTACTACGGCAGGTGGTGCTTTGGTGCCTACTGAAACCGCCAGTGAGGTTATCGAGTTGCGGCGCCCTCATTCAATTGTCCGCAGTGCCGGGCCTCGGGTAATCCCGATGGAAAGCGGGCTTATGGACTTGCCACGAATGAGTGGCGGCGCGCAGGGCAAATGGCGCGGCGAAACCAAGGAAGCTCACAAAAGCACCGCCAAGTTTGACAACGTCAAGCTGACGGCCAAGATCCTTGATGTAATCATTCCGATTTCGGAGCAGCTTCTGCATCGCTCGGGACCGGAAGTCGAGGCGCTGGTCACTGATGATGCTGTCAAGGCAATCGCCCTCGACGAGGACCGGGCCTTCATCAATGGCTCCGGCGGGCAATACACCCCCCTTGGCCTGCTTAACCAGCAGGGCATTCTAATCTACGATGCAGCCGATGCGGATACTCTTGAGGAGGTCACTAATACGCTCGAAGGTGCCGAGCAGATGCTGCTGGATAATGATGCAAAAATGACCACGCCGGGCTGGCTTGCCACGCCAGGCGGCCGGTCATACCTGCGCAGCATCCGTGATGGTAACGGCAATTATGTGTACCGCGATGAGATCAACAGCGGCACGTTGAACAACATGAAATTCCATTGGGGCAACACTGTTCCAAAGGCTGTCAACGGTGCTACTTCCAGTCTGATCCTTGCGGATTTCGATGATGTTGTTATCGGCGAAACGCTGGCACTGGCCGTCAAAACTTCGACAGAAGCGACCATCGAAATTGATGGCGAGCAGGTGTCCGCCTTTGATCGCGGGCTGGTCTTCATCAAGGTCACTGTCGAGGTGGATATTGGTCTGCGCCACCCTGAATCAGTGGTGCACATCATGAACGCACCATGGACCCGCGCATACGTCGCCGCTGAGTAATCAGCCCTAACTGACTGAGAACCCCGGAGCCTGTTGGCTACCGGGGTTTTGCTTTTCGCTCCTTCCTCTTTTCACGCCAGAACAAAGGACAATCCGATGGCTGATACGAAAAACAAGGTGCTCGCGGTCCATGCCGGGCTGGTCGCCGAAACCATTACCGCTGGCGGTGCCGGCGATGCTGCCGCAAATGCCGGCGATGTTATCCAGCGCTCTGCCACAGGTCAGATGTTTGATGACGGTCTGCTGATCATCCCTTGCACCGCCGCGCTGGATGCCGGTGAAAGTGCCGCCCTGACCGCCGTGCTCGAGCACGGCAATGATACCGATGTCGGTGCCGGTGCTGACACATTCGTGGTCAGCATCACGAATGAAGACACGGCGGCGGACACCATCACAACCGTTGCTCACTTCCCGTTCGATATCCGTGGCTGTGGCGATTATATTCAGGCCACCGTTACACCCGATCTCACGGCAGCTGATACCGATACACTGCAGGTCGGTGACGGTATCTGGATCTTCGCCGAAGGTCAGACCGAGCCGGTTGATCAAAGCAACCGCAGCTGATCCTGATGCGCCCCCTCGCCCTCGCCATCGACGCGCAGTATCGCACTGACGGATACGCCGCCAGATATTTGCCCGCCGGCGCAGAGCCGGATGCGGGTTTTGACTGCACGGTACTGCTCGACCGTCGCGATCAGCGCGTCGATGGTCTGGGGCTGGGAGCGGATCATGAAGGGCCAATAGCCCATGTGCGGATCCATGAGCTGCTGTCGCCGGCCGAGGGTGGCCAACTGACCATTCAGCTCGACCCTTTGGTGCCAGCCAGCACGGTTACTTACCTGCTATCAGATGCACCGGTGATCGCGGATCCTGAACAGTACCAGTGGGAGCTGCGGCTCCGCAGGAACATCACATGACCCATTACAGCGAGACCGTCAGCGCAGCAGTGCTGGCCGCCCTTGATGATCTGCCGGATCTGGATGGCAAACCAGTAGCAGTTGATCGCGATCGTGATGATCTCGGTCGCATGACCGGCGAGCTCGGATATGCCTCGATTTCTGTCTTCTCGGGAGAGTGGAACGAGATCGAGGATTTTGAGGTCGGTATCGGGTCACAGGCCATCGGGCACACAATACCGATCGCCGGGCGGGTAGTTGCCAATACCGCCCGCGAGCTCGGCCCGCGCCTGTCACGGCTGCAGGCCAGCATCATCAGGCAACTGCAGGCAGACGCAGCCGTTCAAAACGCGGTCTTCGAGATCGAGGCTGATGGTCTTGCAACCGAGCCAACCGGTCGCGACCACGGCGGCGTTCATGCGCTCGACTTCGACCTTACATTGCGCGCGGTTTACTCGGTGCTGCGGTCCGATCCGACCCAGCGCGGCGCAATCTGAATATTCGGATACCCGGTTGACTGCCCGGGCTCCTGCGGGCGGCCGGCCGCCCGAGCATACCAAGTCGCCCTGACGTGCTGCCGGGCAGGCCGGCAACGGTTCATTATCCAGCCAAGGGCGGCAAGCCGGACCAGTTTCGATCACATCAACAGGAACAACCCATGCGGAAAAAACAAATGCCGTCGCCACGCGTTACGCGCCCGGCGGCCAATCATGGCGGATCGTCGGTCATTGCCGCCCCCCTCGCCCCCACCTCGGAAGAGAAGGCAGGTGCCGACGATCCGTCGCCAGACACCACCGGTCAGGCTTCGCCGGCCAAATCCACCAAGAAGAAAGGATAAGTAAATGGCCGAAAGCAAACGCAAGTTTCTGCTCGCCGCTAAGGTTCACGCAGATGTCGATGTGGATCCCGTACCAACCGCCGCCGACAATGCCTTCCTCGCCGAAAACCCCTCCCCCAATTTCGGCATTGGCAGCCAGCAAACCAATGAAGGCACCGGTAGTCTCAATACCGAAGCCCCGATCATTACTCGCACGCCTGACGGCATCGGGTTCCGGACCTACGCCAAGGGGGCTGGCTCAGCGGGTGCTGCACCAGAGTTCGGTGCATTGTTCCGCGGTGCCGCCTTTGAAGAAGTCATCCTCGAAGATCCTGTGCCCGCAGCACCGGAGGCTTGCGGTGCCGGCGGCACCACAACCACGGTTATCCTTGGTGCCAGCGCCTCCAGCACGGATCAGATTTATCGGGGCATGCCGATTGTTCTGTCCGGCACCGAAAGCGGCACCGCCTCGATTATCGACTATGACGGCTCAACCAAAACGGCGACCTTGTCGCGGGCCTTCGCCGGTGCGATCGGTGCGGACACCAATTATCAGATCCCGGCGAATGTGACCTATCGCGAGGCCAGTGAAGATATCGACCAGCTCGCTATCTATCATTGGGACGACAAGCGTCTGCGCAAGTTTACCAACATGCGCGCAAACGCGCTGAACATGGTGTTCCCGACCAATGGCGCCGGATATTTCGACTGGAACTTCACCGGACTGAATATCGCTGATGATGACAATGCCGGCGGGATTCCCACCGCCGCCATCCAGGCTAATCGTCCGGCACCGTTCAACAACGGTGCACTGCTGATCGATCGCAAGGAAATGTATGCCTCGCAGACCAGCATCGCGATGAATTTCCAGTTGGCGTCACCGCCTAACCCCAACCGGCCGGAAGGCTTCAACGCACCGATTATCAACAGCCGGGGTCCGACCCTGACTATTGATCCGCTGCGCTCTGCCAAGGCTGATTTTGATCCGCTGTCACTGGCCCGTGCCGGCACCAAAGTTCCCTTCCTGCTGTATATGCACGGCGCGGCCGGCAACCGGATCATGGTGTCATCTGCCACTCTGCAGATCACCGGTTATCAGGACAGCAACAATCAGAACCTCGCGACCGAACAGCTCGCGGGCTTCTTCAGCGGCGCGGACAGCGCTCTCTTCATCTCAATTTTCTGATCGGTCGGGGCTTCGGCCCCGCCGGCCTCCCCTTATCATAACCAGCAAGGAGCATACCCATGACAGATCCCGTCCAGTCACCACCGCCGATCGATCCTGCCCGTCTCGCGCCGGTGGTGGTCGGCCAGCGCAAGTTTCAGATGCGGGTGCCAACCCTGTCGGATATCTATCGCTTTGATGAGATCATGGCCGAACAGGGGCTGAACCAGACCGGGTCATTGCACCGCCTCGATCTGATCGCCGAACATGCCGAAAACCACCTGCCCGATGACGTCCGCGAGGATGCCATGGCGGCAATCATCGCGTATGAGCAAGCGCTGGTCATGCAGGAGAATGGTGGCGACAAGCCAGCACCAGAAGTCGTTACCGCCTTCGCGCGATGGCAGCGCCGGATCGAGCGTGCCAGCCCCGGCCTTCGGCTCGCCCTGACCCAGCTGACCAATCTCGAGCTCGAGCATCGCTTCGGCGTGGCCCGGTTCCTGCTGGTCAAACTGGATGGCGAGGATATTCCAAAGGACGAGACCGGTGAGCTGGTCGATAATCAATGGTTCAATCAGCTGTCCAATGTTGATCGCCAGACGTTGTCCCGCCGCGCGCATGTCATCTTCGTTGTCGGCCAGACCGCAGCAAAAAACTCCGAGGCGCTCTCTGGCTCATCCGACGCCGGAGAGACTACGCCGGCACCGGTCGGATCCGCGCAAACGGAGACCTCGGCATCACCAGCACCAAAGCGCAAACGGAGTACTGGACGGGCGACATCTGCTGGGAAGGGCACCCGCGCGACCAGATCGGGCAAGGCTGGCTGAAAATAGCCCTGCTTTATATCCGCTGCCGTGCGCTCGGTGGCATGGCGGGCATCCTGTTGCCCAGCCCGGGCGGGCTGCTTGACCAGTCGGCCTGGCTCATGGCGGCCTTTGATATTCTCGCCGACGAAGACAGCCGCATTCCGAAGGACAAGGCCAATGGTTAGCGATCTGGTACTCGCCCTGCGCGGCGACCTGAAGAAGCAGCTGGCGCATGAAGAGCGAATCATCGCCGAGGGGACAACCAGAGCGGTGCGCGGCGAGGCCCGAAAGCTGCGCACCGTTTACCGGCGTCAGGTCCGCAAGGCCAAATTCGGCAAGGGTCTGGAAAAAGCCTGGCAGGTGGTTGAGCATCCGAGCGGCAGAAAATACTCGATGCGCGCCTCGGCCACCGTGATCTCGAAGGCCGACCGCATCCATGATGCCTTCACCGCAGATCGGTTCATTCGGGTGCGCAACGCCAAGTATATCGTTGTGCCCACCGAGGCCGCCAAGGCGGCTGGTTATGCCACCAGCCTGCGCCGATCGGAAGGCAATCGTCCGAAGCGATATGGTGATCTGGAGAAGGCGCTGCAATCCGGTCGCCGGTTCGCCCGGGTTGTCAGTAAAAAGAGCGGTAATATTCTGCTGATCGACCGGCAGAGCAAACAGCATCTGTTCACGCTGGTGCGGCCCGGGGTCAGCCTGAAGGGGCGGTTTGACATCGATGGCCCGGCGCAGGCAGCCAGTGACAAGCTGGCTCCCCGGATCGTCAGTGACATCCACAAGGTTGAGCAGAGAGTGATGAGAAAAGGTTAAATCGCATCTTCAAGATGCGGTGATCAATAAACATATAACCTGCATCATTACTACCAGCATCTTCTGAAGCTCAGCTTTCTCCACCGTAAGCTCTAACTTTATCTTCATAAACTCACCCTAAAAAAGACGACACAACACGTTTTGCACAAATAGAGTGGGTTAATTTGTCGATCAGGTCAAGTTATAGCATCCAAAAAAGCCAATCACGGTTGCAAAATGCAAATAATGAATTTGCAAAATGTAAATAAAAATATTCTAAATACACTGCCCGAGAAGCAAACAAACTCTTTGCGCTACAACTTCTTGTTACTAACCGCCATGGCGAGGGCAACCACCCAGCCGATGAAGGTCCAGCCCAAAAAGATGTTGATGATCGCGACGCTGTTCTGATTGGCCGTGCGCCGCAGTATCGCCGTGACCATCGGCAGAAAATAGATGACGAAAACCACCACCAGAAAGATGACGCCAGCATCCATGAAATAAACTCCCTCTGTAATTTTCCTGACTTCTTACCCGCCCGCTGCCCTCGTGTCAGCGGGTTTTTTGTTAGCCCGATCCCGGATCACCCGCCCCATGGCAACTCGTGACATTACAGTCCGCTTTTCCGCGAAAGACGATGATGTTGTCCGCCGCGCGCTCGAGCAGCTGGGCGAGGAAGGCGAACGCGCGCTCAAGAAAATGGACCGCGCCACCCGTGAGGTTGGCCCCGGCCTGAAGGCGGTTTCCGCTGCCAGTAACGAGCTCAAGGGTGAAATAGGCAGCCTTGCCGATCGGGCCGGGCCGGTTGGGTCGATCCTCGGCGATATCGGCACTGGTGGTCTCGCTGCCGCTGCCGCGCTGGGCGGTGCCGCCGCTGCCTTCTACGGCTTCACCCAGGCTGCCGCCGATGCCGAGATACTTGTCGATACGGCGGACAAGCTCGGCCTGACCACCGAACAATTGCAGGCTTATCGCTTTGCCGCTGAAGAAGCCGGCATCGAGACCGGCGCTTTCGATACCGCCATGCAACGGTTCTTCCGCCGCGTCGGTGAGGCGGCGGAAGGGTCTGGCGTTCTCAAGGATACGCTCGCTGAACTGGGCATCGGCATCCGCGACAGCAGCGGCGCGATGCGCGACCAGAGCGAGATCCTGCTCGATTACTTTGATGCGATCGCGGCGGCAGAGAATCAGACGGCTCGCCTGACGCTGGCGAACAAGGCGTTTGATACCGAAGGTGTGGACCTTGTTCGGGTCGCAATCGATGGTGCGGATGCGTTTTTGCAGCAGGCCAACCGCGCCCGCGAGCTCGGCCTGGTGCTGAGCGACGACCTGCTGCGTGGTGCCGCTGGCACCGCCCGCGAGGTTGAGGTGCTTGGTCAGGTCTTCGAGACCCGGCTGAATGCGGCACTGCTGCAGGGTGCGCCCGCGATCGACGCGGTGCTCAAGGGCCTTGGCACCATGGCCGAGCTCGCCGGCAATACCGCTGAGGGCCTGCAGGCCATTGCTGACAGCTTTGGCAATATCGAGGATGCGGGTGCCAAGGCGCTCGAGATCCGCCGCAACACCTTGCTTGATGATCAAGCAACGGTCCTCGGCAAGATAAACCGGCTGGACACCGGCGAAGCCGATATCGTCGATCAGATTTTCGGGCCGTCCCGGGAGACGCTGACAGCGGAATTTGCGCGGATCAGAAGCGAGATCGCACAGGTCGACCAGCTGCTCGCGCAGTTCAATGTGACCGCTGCCGAGACCGGTGACACCCTGACCCGGACGGTCACCCCGGCTGCCAGCGGTTTCACGAAGGAACAGCAGGAAAGTTATGACGCGCTGGTGCTGCTGACTGATCAGCTCGAGGCGCAGCTGACGGCACTCAATGACAGCGAAGAAGCCTATAAGGACGCGATTGATCTCGCCGAACTGCAAAATGAGATCATTGAGGAAAGCATCGATCTGTCCACCGAGCAGGGGCAGGCGTGGTCTTATGAGTTTGAGCAGGCCCAGCGCCTCAAACGCGCGATCGAGGAACTGAAGGAAGAGCGCAAGGAAGAGGCACGAGAAGCCGAGAAGGCTGCCCGTGAGGCCGAGCGCGAGAGCAAGGCCAGAGAACGCGAGCTTCAGCGTCTCGCCGAACAGCAGGCAAAGGCGTATCAGGAGCCGTTCCTCGAGGCCAGCCGGTCAATCCAATCCTCGATCGTTGATGCCTTCAACGATGCTTTTGCCGATGTTCTTGGTGACGCGGACGGCTTCGCTGGTCAGCTGCAGCGGATCATTACCAATGCGCTCAGCCAGTCTATTGTGCTCGATCTGTTTGGTCCCGGCCTCGCTGGTGTTGGCAGCGGCGGCGGCGTGTCATCGCTGCTGACCGGATCGCGTGGCGGTGCTGGCACCGCCAATGGCGGCGGGTTGCTCAGCGGCGGTGGGTTTGTTGACAATCTGCTCAACATCGGCAGCTCGGCAATGTCTTTTGTCGAGACCTCGTTTCTCGGCAAATTGTCATCCAGCTTGTTGAGCAGCGCCGCACCCAGCCTGTTTGCCACCACCGCCACCGGCCTTGGCGCTGCAGGTACCGCCTCCGCCGCCACTGCGGCCGGTCTGGGTGTTGCCGCGGTGCCGGGTGGGGTCAGTGCCGCCGGCATTGCCACGGCCGCGCCGCTCGCGGCTGCTGCGCCATTCGTTCTGCCTGCCCTCGCCGCGATCGCTGTGCCTCTGATTGCCGGCCTGCTCGATAAGGAGCCGAGCAACAAGGAACAGAACGCCATCCTCGACTTCAGCGATTTTGCGATTGTCGGCGGCGGGCAGACCGGTGAGAAGTTTTCGCAAGATAACCGTGATGCTGCCGAGGGTCTGGCGCAGAGCCTGTCGCAATTCGCGCAGATCTTTGAAGATATTGCCGGTACCAGCCTCGCCGGATCCCTGCGCGTCGGTGTCGGCGACCGGGACGGCATTTATGCTGAGTTCGGTACCGGATCAACCAACCCGGAATTTGGCTACGGTAACGATACACGCCGGGTTTATGACCGGTCAGAAGCGGGCATTGCCGAGCTGATCAACGACACTGCCCTCCGGATGGCCGATGAGGTCAAGGACAAGTTTCCGGAAGCGGTCCGGATTGCCCTGAACAATATCGACTTCACCAGTGAAACCGCGCTCAGCGATCTCAATTTTGCTGCCAATTTCGATGATCTGTACGGGGTCAATGTCGAAACAATCAGCGATCTTGAGGCTGCCTTCCTCGGCATTCAGCAGGCCGCCGATCAGTACCGTGATACCGCCGAGCGCCTCGGCCTGTCGCTTGAGAAGGTGACGCAACAGGAAGAGGCCCGCCTCGATCTCTTGCGCCAGAGTGAGCAGGAGGCCGTCGAGCTCGAGATCCTCTCGATCGTCGACCCGGCCAGCCTTGCCAAGCGTCAGCTGAACGACCAGTTCGATCAGCGCCGGCAGGCTTATGAGGCTGTCGGGCTGGACACCGATCGTCTGGATTACCTGCAGGCTCTGCGTGAAGAGCAGCTGCTCGCTGACCGGATCGCGGCGGCCGAGGCTGAACGGGCACAGTCGCTGCAAACCCAGATCCGCAGCCTGACCGATGAGGCCCGTGCCGCCGATGCCTTGCGGCTGAAGGCGCAGGCGATGATTGAGGCGATCGACTCTGTGCAGCTCGGCCGTCAGCTCGGCCAGTATTCACCTCTCTCGGTTAGCGACCAGTTCGATATCGCCAGTGACGCGATCGCTGACCTCGAGCGGCGGATCGCCGCCGGCGAAGAGATCACCGCCGCCGAGCTGCAGACCGCCGTCGCGAATTTCGATGCGCTGAACTTCCAGCTGAATGACTTGTCGGTTGAAGGGGTGGTCGGCTTCAACCGTGTCTCGGCGCTGCTCGACCAGGCACGTTCGGTGGCGGTCAGCGAATTGACCGAGGCCCAGCAGCAGGTGGGGTTGCTCTCACAACAGCAGCTCACCCTCGAGGCGATCCTCGCCACCCTGCAGGGCGGTGCCGCAAACGCCGACCGCCCGACCGTGGCGATCCCGTCCAGCTTCAGTCTCGGCATCAATGCGGCTGAGAATTATGAGCTGGTGCAGGCCATCCCGCGCCTGCTCGACCTGATGTCCGAAGGCTTTGGTGACAGCCGGTTCCAGAACATCAAGAGCCAGCTGACCCCCAGCGAGATCGCCGAGGTAATCCGGATCACCGGTGGTTTTGCCGATGGCGGCGATATCACGGTCGCCGGACCGAGCGGTGCCGGCGACAGCCGTCTGATCGGCGCGCTGGCGGCACCGGGCGAAACCGTGCGGATCCGCAATGCCACGCAGATGCAGGCCGAAGCTGAGGATCGTCGTCAGCTCACCGAGCTCAGCCGTCGGATCAGCCGGCTGGAGAAACTCCCGTCCACGATCCGGCAGGTGGCCACCTCACAAATACAGGCAGCGAATGAGACCACGGCCGCGATCCGTGAACTCTCCAGCCGCCTGCTGGCCCGGGGATAGTCATGCCATATCTTAACCCCGAAGCCGGCCTGACCCTGACCGGAGCTTATGCCGCCGGCAATCTTTCGCCGGAGAATTTCTTGTCCTATGCTGGGCAATCGGCAGTGATCGCTATCGATGCTGTGTTGCCGGCCTCACCCGCAGACGCGGTCCTGTTTGAGGCGGGCGCGAGTGGATCCGGAACATATTTCGGTGTGCGTGACGGTGGCGGCGTGATGCGCTTCCGGGCTGGTGCCGGCAGTTCGCTGGCCCCAGCTACGGCAGTACTGGACGTTCCGACCTCCGAGCTGCCATTCGATGACCGCTCGCACCGCATTGTTGTGTTTATCCAGTCTGCCGCCGGATATCTGACTGTGATCATTGATGGTTACCATATCGGCACTGCCGGCACAGACGGATATCCAATGAATTATACTGGCGCTTGGGCTGGTGGTGATACTGCTGGTTTAGGCGTGGTGTCATCAGCAACGGTGCTGAACGAGCCGACTGACAGCTGGCCTGCCGCCATCGACGAGATGCGGTTTTATGGCGACCAGCAACTTTTAGCAGTCAACCGACCGGACCGGCGCATCGGCTATCTGGCAGAGATGACCGGCGGATCCGCAACCCATCGCTTCAGTACGCACAGCTTTCTGGCATCGGATGCGCCCGGCCCGTTCAAACCCCGGATCGAGAGCGTCCCGAATTACCGGGTCCGGATGGGTTCCAGTGCGTCCGACCTGCTTGGCGGTGCGTCCGAGATCAGCCTCGGTCAGATCCGGCTCGCGGACCCACGGGGCGACCTCGATGCCCTGCGCACGGCACAGCTGACAGGCCGTCAGATCATCATGCGACGCGGGCCGGTGCGTGGCCGTTACTGGCGGTTCAAGCCGATCATGAGCGCCACCATGGGGCGTCTTCAGCGCGATCGCACCGGCATCGCCATTCCGCTGCGCGGACGCCGCAGCAATCTCGACCGATCGCTGATCACCGACTTCTTCGCCGGCGACAATGTCGGCTCGGCCGGGCTTGAGGGCGACGAGAGCCTGCGCGGCCAGCCGAAGCCGCGCGTCTGGGGCAAGGTGGCCTACGCATCGCCGCCGCTGGTCAACGCGCCGCTCGGCATCTTTCAGGTATCGACGGATGAGGTCGATGTGGATTTTGCGCTGGTGCGCGGCATCGCCCGCAGTGCCGGTTCAGATTACGCCAGTCAGGCCGCGCTCGAGGATGAGGAGGATGCACCCGGTGCCAGCGAGTACCGGGTCTACAAGGGCACCGCCGGGACATTCATCCGCTTTGTCGGCCCGCCTGAAGGCGCGGTGGTGGTCGGCATTACCGCTGGTGCCACCGCCGCCGATCGGACGCCGGCCGGCATTGCGGCCGCGCTGCTGACCGAGGCCGGCGAAACCGTCGACACAGACAGTCATGATGCGTTGCAGGTAGCCTTCCCATATCCGAGCCATGTCTGGACCGGCACCTCAGAGCTTACCTATGCCGAGGCGATTGACCGGGTGATGGCCGATGCCGGCGCGTACTGGATCGAGGATGCACTCGGCCGCTGGCGTTTGATCCAGCCACCGGTGCCAACCAGCGGTCTCTCTACCGGTCGGCTGCAGCGGGTCACCGCCCGCGAACCGGCCCCGCTGAATACGATCCGGATTGTAAGCTGGGCCAATGTGGCCCTCGGCGATGACGACAGCGTCATGCCGGTCTGGCGGGTCAGTGTGCGGTACCGTCGCAATTATCGCCAGCTCAGTACCGGCGAGCTGGGTGGTGACCCGACCTCCGAGAGCGATGCGGTTGGTGGCTGGTCGGTCCGTAACCAGCTGGTGGCGGCTTTTGCCGCAACGACAGTGCCGGTCGAGGATTCGGCAATACTGACCGCCAACCCGCGCGCCCGGGAGCTGGTGATTGACAGTGGCCTCGACACCGAAGCCGGTGCCGAAGCGCTGCGCGATCTCATCTTCGACCGCCTGAAGGCAGAGCGGGAGCAGGTTGTTGTCCGCATCGACATGGATCCGGTCGAGATTGACCGGGTCCAGCCCGGTACCGTCCTGACCGCCTATTACCCGCGCTGGGGTTATGCCGATGGCCAGCCGGTCACGGTCCTCGGTTACGAGCTGCTGCCGGGCACCCGCCGCTCTGGCCGCACCATTGAGCTCACACTCTGGAGATAGTTATGAGCGACGATCATCTCGGTATCGGCTTTCCGTCAAACACCCGTCACGTCACGGCGGTGAGTGGTGGCAGCTGGAATGCTGACTATCCTCTGGCACAGGCTGTCAGCTGGCCTCCGGTCATCGGTGAGCCGGCCCGCAGTGCCGACCTCGAGGAGACATCGACGATTGCCAATCTGGTGTTTGACGGCCCGCGTGAGGCGCGGCTGGTCGCGCTGATCAATCATAACCTGAGTGTCGATGCCACCTATCGTGTCCAGTTCTTTGACGATGAGGCCATGTCGGCCGAGCTCTATGACAGCGATTGGGTCAAGGTATGGGAGGAGACCATCCCATTTGGTCAGGCACCATGGGGCGCGCCTGGCGTGTGGGATGGTTTCCCGAGTGAAGAGAGCCGGCAGGCATTCATTGCCACGGCCTTCCATGTGGCAGCGCAGATGGAGATGGTGCGGGCCGTGCGGGTTTCTGTCCGAGAGCCCGGCAATGAAGATGACTGTTTCAGCGTCGGTCAGATCGAGGTCGCCGACTGGCGGCAGCCCAGCGTCAATTACTCTTACGGGCTAGAGAACGGTTTCGAGGATGGCGCGATCACGGTGCGTGCGGATGGCGGTGCCAAATATTCCGACCTCGAGCAGCAGGCCCGGATCACCGAGTTTGATCTCGAATACATCCCGCAGGACGAAGCCTATTCCATCTTTCTCGAGCTCGAGCGGCAGCATGGCACGGCATATCCGGTCTTTATCTCGACCGCTCCACATGACGAAAACCGTCGCCAGCTGCTCAGTTTCTATGGGTGCCTGACCGATCTGCCGCGCCTTGCCGAGGATTCATACAAACGTCACTCAGTCCGCATCGCTATCCGAGAGGAGCTCTAGCCCATGTCCTTCCTGTCCGTAACCGTCAACGGGGTCGAGTATTCGACCGACCCGAGCCACCCGCGATCGATGCGCGGATCCGGCGGCCGGGGTTACGCCAGCTATCTGTTTCCGATGATCGAGGACACCATGGAGGTGTGTTCGGATGCGGATGACGACGCCGCCGCCGCACTCGCCGCACGCCTCGATGCCGAGGATGCGCTGGCCGATGCGCTGATCGCGCTCGCCGCCACCGAGCAGGCCCGTGACGATGCTGCCGAGGCGCTGGAAGATGCTTTGGATGCTCTGGCTGCCGCTGATGCGTTTGACCCAGCAAACTATGCTCGCAGCGATGCCGGTCAGTCACCATCCATCAATGCGATCTGGACGTTCCTGCAGAACATTATTCTGACGGACAAGGATGTGGTTCGGAACAGTATCGTGCAGACCCGGATCACCAAGCGGGCGATAGTCGCCACCGGCAGCAGCAGCATCACGTTCCCAGCCTCACCGACGAATATGGATCGGGCGATCTTCTATTTTGACGGCGATTACCAGTCATCACCGGCGGTGATTGGCCGTAACGGCAGCAACGTCAATGGCGTCGCCGAAGACCTGACCGTTGACAATATCAACGGGGTCGAGGTCGTGGAGTTTGAATATTACCAAGCGGCAAGTTCATGGGGGGTTGTTTAATGGTGAAACTAACTGATTTTGCGCGATACAGCGGCGGAACGCCCAGAGGCGAAAAGCTGTTTGCGCTTGCCGGTACCTATTCTTGGACGGTGCCCGAAGGTGTCATCAGTATTTCATCTGTGCTGGTTGGCGGCGGTGCAATGGGCGGGACCAGCACCGGCGGCGGCGGCGGCGCGCTTGCGTACATCAATGATGAAGCTGTTACGCCGGGTGAGACGCTGACGGTGATTGTCGGGGTCGAGGGCACGGATACAGAAATCAAGCGCGGCGGCACAACGTTGGCCTTGGTAAAATCAGCATCGGGCACCACCGGTGGTGCCGCCGGTTCTTGCGTCGGTGATCATACGCAATCCGGTCAGGATGGCAATGATGGTGGTAATCGTTTGGCAGGTGGTGCCGCCGGTTATTCCGGTGATGGTAACAGCGGCACCGGCGGTGCGGCGGCAGGCAATTCATCATATGGCTTTAGCGGCGGCGGTGTCGGCCTGTTCGGTTCGGGTGACAGCGCCACGCCCGGTTCCGGTGGTGGCGGCTCTGGCGGTGAAAGCGCCTATAATGAGTTGCGTGAGCCGGGGCGCTTCGGTGGTGGTGGCGGCTCTGGCAATGGCGGCAGCAATGGTTCCACCTTGACCCGTCGCGCCGGTGCGGGCGGTGGGGTGCGCATAGTGTGGCCGGGTGATGTCCGGGCTTTTCCTTCAACCGATGTGGGGTTGTCATGATGATTGATTTATTGCTGGTTTTGCTTGCCGCCTTGATGGGCGGTTTTTTTATGCGCTTGCGCGGGATGGACCTTGGTATCAGCACCACGTTCAACCGGGTGATGATTGCGGTAGTGTTCGGCCTGACCGGCTTGGCTTGTGGCCTGCCGTGGCCCTATGCGGTTGCTGTGATCCTGACCAGCTTTGCCGCTGCCATACTCGGCTGGGGTGCGCATCAACGGATGCACCGCGATGTGTACGGTCAACCGATGGATCACACCGAGTTGGTGACGCGCTGGCTACCCAAACTGTTGGGGGCGTGGCGCGATGATTGGTCGGTCAGCCGCAAGACCCTTTATCAGATTGTCGGTATGTCAACGGTCGGGCTGGCTAAACAGGTGATTGTATCGCTGCCGATCCTGATCTGGTCGCCATGGGCCGGAGTGATCATTGCGCTGTCCGGTCTGGCGTGGGGGCCGGTGTACTGGCTCGGCTGGCAGGTCAATCGCCTGTGGGGCATGGATTGGCATGAAACATGGGCGTCGTGGGATGGTCGCCCGGTCCTCGGGCACATGCGGTCGGGCGGTGAATGGGGTTAGGTTTTTATAGGTATCTGGTGGTTCGGGGTCGCTGCGGCGGCCCTTTCTTTTTAACAACAGGCTGGGTTGGGGGCGTCGGTGAATGATGATGCGAAATACCTCGAGTGGCGGCGCAAAAATTTCACGAACCGACACGGCGCGCTTGAGTGGCTGCTGAGGCGCGAGTTCGCGAAGGTAACCCGCAACGAGAGGTTAATGGCATGGTTGAAATGGGCATACAGGACCGCAGGCACTGCGCTCGCGGGAACGATTGCGGTCGAGTTGGCAAAGCGATTATGGCCTTACGCAAAGCAGGCGATAATCTGGTTGATTTCATGAGGAGTCAGCTGACCGACAAAGCCTTGGGTATGGTGCTGGTCATAGGCATCACTTTGGCTCTGCTAGCTGACAATCAACGTCCTATCGACAATATCTGGGGGCAATTCTCGGATATTGATTACATGGACAAGCGCCTGACGTTCTTGTGGACCGGTCGGCAAAACCGGTCATGTGATGGCGTTATCACGCCACGCTATCAGAACAATGTCGTTCAAACGCTTGAGAGCCGTGTGGTGGTTCCTCGTGCTGGCTTTGAACCTGGTGGACAATTCTTTCTGACGGTCAATCGTCCGTGGCCGCACGAGGCTATGGGCTTCACTGAGTGGCCGAAATACGTTGTGCGCCTCCAGTATAGATGCAAATTCGTTCA